GCTGCCGGCGCGGACGAACTGGCGGAAGAGATGCTGTCCTTGATTGGGCAGTTGTTTGCCGAACATTCCGATTTGGGCGTCGGTGATTTGGAAAATCTGGTACCTGATTTGCTGAATATCGATTCCGACGAAATCGGCGAAGCCGTTACCGTCTATTATCAGCAAGGATGGCAGGCAATTTATTTTGATACGGCAGTCTGATTTCAGATTGCCTTTAATTTGGAGTTAAAGTATGGCAGTGAAATTACCGAACGGTGCGACCGTTCACATTGCGACCGCTTTGGCGGCGGAGAAAAAAGCTACGGTGGCAACTAATGCTGCCGAATGCGTCCTGACGGTAACAGGACACGGGTTTGCCAACGGCGATTTGGTTTTGTTTAAAAGCGGCTGGGGTAAGTTGAATGAACGCGTTTTTCAGATTGGCGATGTCAAAACCGATACATTCAAGCTGACCGGCATTGATACTTCCAATGCAGATGAGTTTCCGGCAGGCAGCGGTATTGGTGCTGTTCAGAAAATTACCGATTGGGTGCAAGTTTCGCAAATTGTAGAATTTTCGACCAGTGGCGGCGAGCAGCAATATGTGGATTTTGGTTTTCTGGAGGATGATTTTGACCAGCAAATCCCGTCCACGAAATCAGCTATGTCAATGTCGATTAAGATCGCTGACGATACTTCGCTGCCCGGCTACAAGGCGGCTGCAAGATGCAGCGATAAAGGCGGCAAGTGGCCTTTGAAAGTGGTGTTGAGAGGTGGTGGGCTGATTTGCTATAACGGTTATCCCAGCATGAATAAAACCCCCGAATTGGTTCGTAACCAAGTAATGGCGGTAACGTTGTCCTACGCCATTTCCGGCGAAGTAAACCGTTATTGATTTTATCGGCATATCAAGGTTGTCCGAGTTGCTCGGGCAACCTTATTTATTTGGAGTATTGAAATGGCAAAACTCACTTTGAAGCCTGATGCAACTTTCCGACATACCGTAAAAATCCCTGTTCCCGGTGCAGAACCTGCGGACGTCGAATTTGAATTTAAGGCGCGTGGCCGCAAGGCAATGAAAGAATTTACCGAAAAGCATAAAGACGGCTGGACGGCAGATACCGTCTTGGATTGTGTTCAAGGCTGGGATTTGGAAGAAGCATTCGACCGGCAGAATGTCGAAATCCTGCTGGATAGCTATCCGATGGCGGTGTTTGCCATCGTCAACGGCTATGTTGAGGAAGTCTTCAATGCCCGCGAGGGAAACTGATTGCCGCCGCGCGTGCGCTTTATGAGAAGCAGCCTGACGCGGCGGAATTGAATGTATTCGGATTTTCGGCGGACGATTTTTCAGAAGAGGAGACCACTTTTGGCGTATGGCCGTGCAACTGGCAGACGGTGCAACTGTTTATTGCAGTATCGACACAGTGGCGTATCGGAATGTTGGGCGCGACGGGGTTGGATTATTCCGCCGTCGCAGCGGTTATGGAATGCAGCAATATCAAGCCGAAGAAACGGAAAACACTGTTGGAGAAAGTCCGCATGATGGAGCTTGAAGTGTTGTCAATGTGGGCAGGCGAACATGAATAACGAAACCAAGATTTATATTACCGCCGAAACAGGCGGTGTCGTCAGCGGCGTAGAAAAGGCAAAACAGTCCATCAAGTCTTTGGGGGACGTGGCATCTTCCCAGGGGCGGCGTATTTCTGACGGATTGGTACATAGTGGCGACGGCGCGGAGAAATCGTCAACGGTAGTGTCGGCGGCATCGAAGCGGACGGAACGGTCTTTGGCTTCTCTGGAAAATGCCATCCGTCGCGATATAGCCGTTAAGATTGCAGGCGGTAAGGCAAACCGAGAGTATTACGAAGAGCTTGCGCGCCAGCGCGGTATCGATATTGCACGGCTTAATCCGCTGCTGTCCCAATTGGACAGGCATAATACGCAGACCAATCGCGCTACGCAGTCTGTCAAGCAGTTCAATAACGCCTTGCGGCAGACCCCGGCACAAATTACCGACATCGTTACCCAGCTTGCAGGCGGGCAAAGCCCGTTTCTGATCATGATGCAACAGGGTGGGCAGTTGCGTGATATGTATGGCGGCTTCGGTGGTATGCTTAAGGGGCTGGCCACGGTCATTTCCCCTATGCGCCTTGCTGTTGCAGGGTTGGGCGGCGGCATTGCGGCATTGGGTTATGCGATGTATCAGGGCGCAGAGGAATCGCGCGAATACCGTAAAGCCTTGATACTTGCCGGAGATGCAGCAGGGATTACTGCAGACAGGATGCAGCAGATCGCTGTTTCGGTTGGGGCAGTGACGGGCGGCTATGCTGATGCGCGTGCTGCAATTACGGCCTTGGTCTCAAGCGGCAAGGTTGCAGCGGACAATTACGAACAATTCGCCCAGAGTATTACCCTCCAGTCGCAGGCAACGGGACAAAGTATTGATGATTTGGTTGATAAATATACTGAAATCGCCAAAGACCCGCTGAAAGCTGTGGTCTCCCTATCAGCCACCTACCGAACAATGACTGCCGATGTTTACGAGCAGGTCAAGGCTTTGCAGGCACAAGGTCGGGAGCAGGACGCGGTTGCATTGGTGCAACGGAAATTTTCCGAAGAGTCGGAGGATATGGCAAAACGCGTACTGGGCAATCTTGGATTGATTGAGCGGGCGTGGAAAGATATTAAAGAAAGTGCGTCGGAGGCATGGGATGCTGTTAAATCCATAGGCAGGGACAAGACCAAGCTGGATGAAATCGCCGCGCTGGATTCGTTTATTTCCCAAATCGAAACCAACAAGAAACATCCGGTTACGCAATTGTTTTGGGGTGAAGAGGGCGAGCGTAAGCTGCAGCAAGCCTATGCGCGGCGTGCCCAGTTGCGTGCCGAACTCGACAAGGAGGCAGCCACTGCTGAAGCTTTGAGGAAAAAACAGAAGCAGAACCAAAACCAAACCGAAGGCGTGGCGGAACAGGATGCCATTGCACAGCGGTATGCCACGCGCGACGAGCAGTGGAAGCGTGCACATCAGGAAAACGACAAGGCGCTTGAAAAGGCGTTGGACGGCGTCACGGATCCGAAAGAACGGCAGGTGCATATTAACAAGCACGCCACCAACAGACGGCGGATTAACGAGAGTTATGCCGATAAAAGACACGGCCAACAGAAAGAAAAAACGGATAAAACGAGCTACCCCACTGTTTCGAACGGCTTGAGGATTAAACCGGGAGCCGAAGCGGGCGGCAAAGCGCTAGGCGGGACATATGCCTTCGCGCATGCCATGCAGCAGATGCTGGGAGACCGTCTGTTCCGTTTCGGCGCCTTCCGAGATCGATACCACATTGGGAAAAACAGCCTGCATAACAGTGGATTGGCATTTGATGCTACTCCTTCTCCCGGTATGGGGATGAAGCAGAAACAGGCCGTTGTCGCCCAAATGACCCGTTATCTTGAGTCGTTGGGGTTTAAAAACGGGCAGGATTTTAACCTTAAACTGGAACTTGCCGGACAACGCAATAAAAACGGTACGGTAGCAACCGGCGACCACTGGCATTTCAACTGGCGTTCTCGAGAGGCAGCTGCGCGATTTGCCGTCGGTGTTGACGGTCAGGCGAAAAATATGGCGCACCTCGGGTTGTTTAAGGAGGTGGAGAAAGAACCTCTTTCCGGCTACGAAAAATGGGAGGCGGATTTTAACCGCCGTCATGCCGATGCCGCGGCGGAGAAGGCTTTGCAAATCTTGAATGCCAACCGTGCCATAGGGGAGCAGTTGAAGCTGCTTGCCGACCCCACTTTCGGCGATTGGACGAAGGAGCAGCAGGCGGCTGCGCGGGAGCTTGCCGAACAGGCCGATGCGCAGGATAGTTTGACGGCCGCTTCCAAAAAATATTCCGATATAGTGAAGCAAATGACCGACGATTCGAAAGAAAAATTGGATGACAGGCTGTTTGAAATTTCGCTTATCGGCAAAACCCGTGAAGAAATCGAGAAACTGACGCTGGCGAGACTGTGGGACAGACAGATAGCGAAAGCCCGTGAAGAAGGTGCGCCGTTGGAAAGTATCGATTTATTGGAGCGCGGCAAGGCGGAAGGGATGAGCAATCTTTCTCAAATGCAGAAGGCGCGTGCAGACAGCGACAATGATTGGCGCGGCGGTATCGAGTCCGGCTTGAAAAGCTACATCGATTCATTCGGAACAATGAGGCAGGCGATGGAAAATGCCACCGTACAAACCTTCGACAAAATGGGGGATGCGCTGGCAGACTTTGTTGCCACAGGCAAACTTGATTTTCGAAGCCTGACTGTTTCCATTTTGCAGGATTTGTCAAAAATGCTGATTAAAATGGCGATTGTCAATGCAATGAAGTCGGCGTTGGGTTATGCCGACGGCGGTATTGTCGGCGGCGGGGGTACGCAGTTTGACGCGTTGTTTTCCGGCGGTGGTTATACCGGCTACGGCGGGAAGTATGAGCCTG